CTGCTTCAGTCGTTGGATTGGACAGCGTGGTGTTGCCAGTGAGCGTCAGCACAAAGTTCTGGTAAGTCGCAAAGTCCAGCGTGGTTGCGCCTGTAATGCTTCCGGCCGTCTGCGTTGCGCCGCGCTGCGCGGCAGTGAATGTCTGTGCGATCCCAAGACCGGCAATCGTGGTGTTGGCATCAGGCGCTGTCAAAACGCGAGTGTTTCCTGTTGTGACACTGCCAGCGTCAATGCGAACCTTCTTCGTATCGTCAGCGGGGTCGGATAGGGTGAATGTGTCTTGGATGGAGCTTGTGCCAGCGTTCATGTCGGCGAGATGGGCCATAAGCTCTCTCAGCGCGTCATTGACATCGCTTGGGACCATTACGGATTCGCCAAGCGCAATTCCATCGAGCGTGGTGTTGCTACTTGCGGTGGATGAATATTCAGATATTTTTGCGTTGGCCATTATGCGCTCCTGTGCTTGGCGCTGATTTTAACATAGGTATGCCCCAGCGTACATTAGGGTCTAATCACTTGGGCGTTAGCTCCGCCTTGTGTGTAGAGTATCGTGATCGGATTTCCGAGGCGGTCAGTTGTCTGCTCTGTCCAAGACTCTGGCTTTGGTGCTGGCGGTTCTGCGGCCTGAGCCGAAGAGATTGGGGACATCATTCCGGCAAAAGGCTCAAGGGCAGTTTGACCTGTTGAATACAAGAGACCCCTCCCAATAACACCGGGCATCTGACCCATCGCTCTTGAAACAAGGCTTGGCTCAGGCGGTTGAGCGGGCAACAAAGGCGCACCAACAGGCCTGCCAGCTCCTCTCGCGGCTTGAACACGTCCAATGGCCGCCGCCCTTTCCGCTGGGTCTGTGGCGAAAAGGAGGCGCCCAAGCTCGCGGCTGGTTCGCGGGCCAACGCCAGTCAGGGCTTGCCGAAGTCTAGGGCCGATAGCCTCAGCCGCCGCACCTGTTATTCCTCCAGTGCGAGCGCCAGATACAGCCCTCTCTGCCATAGTCAGGTCTTCAGCACCGGCTCTCATAGCCTCAGCGGTTGTTTGGAAGGTTTGAGACCCGCCAAGGGTTCTTTGCCTTGTCGCGGCCATCGTGCTTTCTTTTGACAGAGCGTCTTCAAGCGGCTTTATGCCGGTCTCTGGGAAGGCCTCTTTTATCTGGCGCACCTGCCTTTGGTTTCCGGCAATTTTTGCGGCAAAGTCTGCCCCGCCGCGTGCCGCCTCTAAATCATCTCTTATAGATTGGGCCATACCAACGCGGAAGTTGTGAAGCTCGTCAGGCCCAAAGTCTTTAATAGCCGCCTCGATTTCGCCTTCACTTCGTAAGGTTTTAAATTTTCTGCCGAGGTTAAGCGCCTCTTGCCTAGACATAGCATCAGAGTAGACACCACGAGCCTTTGCAAAGTCAGGGTTTGCCGAGTCCAATATGTCCAAAATTTCTTTTCTGGTAGCCTTGATGGCGGCGCCCATCATCGTGTCGTTGTTGGTATATGCAGATGATTCCCTTGTCCTAAGTCTGCGCTGGACAAAGTCCAAGCCGCGCATGTCGATGCTGTCTAGGGTTGTGCCAGAAAACCTTTCGCCCTTTTCTGCCGCCAAGTCTTGGGCATCTGAGATAATGTTTCTCATAGATGGTCGGGCGAATATAGGGCGTAACTTTTCGCGCAGTTCGTTGGTGACTGTGAACGCATTTGACTTATCGTACAAAGCCCCTGATTTTGCGCCTTTTATAACGTCAATGCCCGCCTTCGCCTCAAGAGCCGTCTGGCGCGGGACGCCTGCCGAAATCAAGTCTTGTTCTATTCTTGCGGCGGCACCCTCTACCGCGTCATCGCCAAACTGCCTGACATTCAGGCTTTCAGCTAATTCAGCCCCTTTACCGCCAGACTGAGCAACAAGACGCGACAAAGACTGCACGCCCTTGCTACTGATGTCGGCAAGAGCCATTGGTTTTGGCTCTCGCTTCAGCGCCTCAAGCGCATCGCTAGTAATACCAGCCTCTTTTAGCCTGCGGGCAACCATTCTTGCCGCCCTAACACTAGGCTCAGTAATCGCCGCCTCTCCAAGTCTGCCGATGGTCCGAGCCACAGGCGCCGCGACCTTTCCAACAACGGGGAATGTTGCGGCGGCTACAGGCGCAATGGCCGCGCCAAGGGCGGCGGTTTCACCAGCTTTTTCAATTCTGCTTTCAATATCTTCTCCGGCGCCAAGGCCAGCGACACCCCCTAAACCAGCACCCGCGCCCATAGCCCTGCCCATTTTTGTTAGCAGTGAGCCACCACGCGCCGCTGTGCCGAGAACACCGCCCGGAACAATAACCCCGCCAGCTATCTCAGCGCCTATTGCCGCCGCCGGTTGCTGGCGCCTAAAAGCGCTTTCAAGCAATCTTTGGCGAGAAAGCTCGCGGCGATAAGCCTCGCCCTTTTCTTCGTCCATTATGCCACCAATAAACGATGACGGCTCAGAAAGAGCGGCGACAATCTCGTCTCTAAAGTTAAAGAGCATGCCAGTCATAAACGCTCGACCCGTCCCGTCAATCGCGTCTTGGATTACCGCCTGATCGACAAAATCGTTTTGCTCTTTCTTTGACAGCTTGAAGAAGTTCTCATCAACCTCAACAACACCAAGTCCTTCAATTTTAATCTGTGGCATTAGTTAACCCTCGACCAAGATGACCCGCCGGTTGTTGTGTTTGCGCCGTTTGCGCTTGAGCTTGCGCCTTCCTGCGTAATGTAATCTCCCCAATTAAAGGTTGAGGCGATTGATTTGATGCCCATCTTTGCCGACCTTACCACCGGCTGGTTGTTGTAAAATTCTATTGACTCAAGATAATTTGGCAAAAAGCTCTCGCGGAATTGATAAAGCCTATTAAGGGCTTCCTCGGTTGTAAGTTGGTCAAAGTTACCAGCCAAAATTTCACGAGCCATTGCTTGCTCGAACTCAGTCATGACACCGGGGCCGAAAAGCTCAAGACGCGCCGCGCCGACAAGCTGAGTCAGCGTTCCTTGTTGCAGTGCAAGGTTAAGCTCTTCTTCTGTGTAATCAGGATTTTCTCCGGCCAATCGCTTTAGGGCTGAAGATATCTTTGCCTTTTGCCTAGCGGCAAACCCAGACGGGCCTTTTTCAATTTGTCCGGCCAGTCGATCAATTATTTGAAGGGTTTTCTGAGGCGCTCTAATGTTGTCCTCTCTATATTTTTGCAAGGCTTTCATGTCCATAGTTGTGAACGGGTCCATAAGTTGGGCCTTGGACATATCAATTGGACCAGCGGCAATGTTGCCTGCCTCATAAACGCTTCCGTCATCTGCAATTAATGTTTTTATGACCCTGTCGTCATAAAAGTATCTTTCGCCCTCAGACTTGATTTTAGGTGGCTTTGGCCCCGCAGTGCCGTTGATCTCTGAGTACGAGCCATCTGGCATAATTTTAAACAAGCGATCCCCAACCACCTGAAACTTTGGCTTGGTTAATTTGGCAATCTCTCTTTTTTCAGCCCTCTCTGCCGCCGCTCTTTCTTCTTCGCGCTGTTCCGCTACATCAAAAGCCTCCATCGCCGCCTGACCCATAACGCCCAGACCCTGAGCAAATGATGTCGGTTGAGTCTGTGGCCCAGCGTACTGCAAGCCAGCAATAGAGGCCGCCAGAGCGCCCCTGTCCCGTGGTGTAAGCGCCGCCAAGCCAGTTGGCCGGGGAGGTGGAGGTAGCTGAGGCCCTGCGGGCGCAGGAGCGCCGCCAGCAACGGCAGGCTGTGCCGCAGGGGACGGCATGCGATACGGAGAGGGGACGCCAGCAACATATCGAGCCGCGTTGATGTCTGCGAGCCTCTGCATGCTGGGCGATAAAGCTGGGGCTGACGGCTGGCGCACGATTGACGGCGGGACGCGCACGGGACCCATTTCTGGTTGCTGAACCATCTGCGCCTGTGACGGCAACCGCCCCAATCGCCTCAAAAACTCTAGTCTGCCGAAGTCACCGTTAGCCATTTATTTCTCCTATGCGCCCAGCAGGCCAGCAAGCCCACCGAGGACTGCGCCTTGGCCGCCAGTCATGCTTGGCACCATTCCGGCCAGCTTCGCGCCGCCGAGTGCGCCAGATAGCGCGGACAGGGCTGGTTGCCGATACACGGGCGATATTTCCTGTGAGCCAAGTTCACCGCCAGAAACAGACGCCAAATAATTCGCCAACGCGGCCTGCGGGGCGGCCTGTTCAAACTGGAACCGCTCTATGTCACCGGCGAGTTCTGCCTGAGCCTGAGCCTCCCTTGCGGCGCCAACGCCAGCCAGCGCCTCAAGGTCAGCAAAACCAAATTGGCGAACCGCAGGGGCTTGCTGGATCGCCGCCTGCTGAGCCTGATAAGCATAAGGAGCCAACGCCTGAGCGAGAGCCGCCTGCTGGTAGCCGGAGCCGTAACGACCAGCCTGAGACGCCTGAGCCTGAACTTGCTCGACAACAGGGCGGAACGCGGCGGCTTGCAATGGGTTTGTGCCCATAAGGTTCTGCATCACAACGTCCTGAACGGCGCCGATGAACGGTGAGCCGGTTATCGCCTGCTGTCGGATGCCAGCCAGAGCGGCCTGCGATTCAGGGGAAAAACCGACAACAGTTTGGCCGGGGTAATATTGCTGAGGTCCAGCCTCATAAAGGCGCCGCGCCTCTGAGAGGCCAAATTCTTTGAACGGCGCAGTGGTTGGGTCCGTTACAGTTTGTGTGACCGTTCTGGTTGATCCGCCGCCTTTACTCATCACTAAAATCCTTCATCAGTACAACCGCGCTCTCGCGGTAGTCTTTGAGTTGTCTGGACCAGCCCTTGCGGCCCACAATTTCCATCCCATCGCATCCGTTTATTTTTGCCCAATGAGCAATAGACACTTCTGCGTCCATTAATTCTTCCAAGTCACCGCCAGCGAGCCAGATGCGGCACATAGCCTTCTGCGGATAATCCACTATCTCGGTGATTATAGCAGACTTCTCCAGCGGATGAAATTGGGCCTTGCCCTCAGCCACGGTTCGCACGACATCCTCAAAAGTGTGCGACCCACCAGCATACTCAAGTGCCGCCTCAATGTATTTTCGGCATCTCTGCCAGTGATCTTCCATTCGGTTCTCACCCAATAATAAGGTAGGCGATCTCTGCATCATGCCCTTGGTTTGAATAATTGATAATCATTGTCCCCTGCGTACTACTTGGGTCTATGTATGGAGAATGATGCCACGGGTTGTGGTGGTCGCCAGTAAAAAAGACAATGCTCTCTGGCGAATAGCGCGGCTCATCCACTGTTATCTGAGTTGTGCTAGAGGGGAGTGTCACATAGCCGATGCTGTTTAGTCCGCCATCAATCGTGCGGTTTAACACTTCGGCGATTTCTCTGGTTGTGGCGGTTATAGGGTTTAAACGCCTAAAATTAGTGATGCGTTGGGTCATCGCCTGCCGATCTCCCGCGCCTCAATGTCAATGCCCTGAGCCACTGTCCAATTTCCGCTGATGTTCATCCTAGCCCTGTGATGGCGCCCCTGTGCCCTAAATGGCGCAAACCCGTCATCGTTCATCGAAACGGCGCTTGTGAATGTAACCGCCTCAGTCGGGTTTTTCCTTGTCCCGATTTCCATAGTAACCGTGCCGCCCTCAAAATATGGATATACACGGGTCACTATCGCATGCTTGCCCATTTGAAGCGGCACCTCGCCTGTCTCAATCGTGGCGCTGAGGGGGTCGCCGGTGAACGTATATAGGTTGCCGCTAACCGCACCGCCAAAGAAAAACTCGCCGCCGCGGTAAAGCTGGCTGTCCAAGACAGATGACAGGCCGTCCAATGTGCCGCTCAAATTGTCAAGAGCGTCCATTGTGTATCCAGCAGAGAAGAACGGCGCAATGTAGTCTGCGGTGACGTTTGCCAGAGACCAGCGGTTGAGGACATAGTTGTAAATGAGCAGGCGGTCCGGCTGTCCTGTGGTGCTGTTGTTTGAGGCGTAAGACCAGACAGCTATCTGATTTAGCGGGTCAACAGCCGCGCTCATATTGTTTTTATAGGATGCGTTGTGATCTTCCGCAAAGAACTTGTTCACGCGCTCCGCGCCGATGGCCTGACTGCTCTGGCCGTCAAACATGTAGAAGCCGTCATTGGAGTGGTAAAAAACCACGCCACCGATGTTACAGACTGAGCCGGGCAAGTCACAACCGCGCTGAGATTCGACTTTGTCAAACTGCCAGATCAGCGGCGGGCCTGTGTAAGTGGCGCGGAAGATTGCGCGTTCTGTCAGGATTGTCGCGTACTCACCGCCGACAAGGCCGGTGATGGCGCCCGAATCCGGCAAGTCCTGAAAGTCGCTTTGTGCCGTGCCAGATGTCCAGCTATCAATGTCGTTAAAGCCAGACCAGCGTGTGCGATATGGGACGCG